AAAGAAAAGGTTTACTGATTTAGAAAAAATTATATTACCTTTCTTGTATAACTTACAAAAATCAGATGAACCTTATATACATTGGCCTAACAGAGGTCCTATTATTAAGGCTCAGATTGAGAAAATACTAAAACTAACAAGAGGATAATATATGCTAAATGCAAAACTAGAACATAAGAACTTAAAAAAAGAAGTTAATATTTTAGAAGAGGCAAGAGGACAAGATAGATCATCAACAAGTTGGTTTAAATTAAAAAGTATGAAAAAGCTTAAATTGCAAATGAAAGATTTACTAAAAAGAACAAAAGGATAAGTGAATGTATAAGTTAGTAATGATTACACTATTAGGCCTGTTTATAACAGCGTGTAGCATAAGCGAACCTAGACTTTCTTTCGGTAAAAAATGTACCGTAAAAGAGAACAAGGTAGTTTACTCTTACATATGGTTATACGATAAACAAGTAGGTATACCTGCTGATGTTGAGGCTTGTAAGCAAATCAAATAATGAGTGATACATCTATATTATCGGTTGACTTGGATTGGATACAACATTGGTCACAAGAAAGACAAGTGTTTGATTTATGTTTGAAGAACTTTAAGACAAGTGATAAAATCATTTTCTTAAAAACACATCATCAAATATTAAATCATTTTGTACCTGAAGACAAGTATTTAATTGATAATATAGATCACCACCACGATATAAATTATGATAAAGACGGTTATCACAATAACTGGTTTAGAGAAGGCAATTGGGTTTACTATTTGCTAACTCGAAAGATGTTATCCAAATATCATTGGGTACATAATCACAACTCACTATATGGTAGTCAGCAGGCAGAATTAATGCGTGACATACCTGAATATAGTTTTACTACAGACATCAATTCAGTACAAGGTAAACAATACAATTGGGTCGTAGTGTGTGAGAGTTTTGATTATCAACAAACATCTAACTTTTACGAACAACTAAAAATGGTGGCAGATGAACACCATAAAGAAAAAACCATCATAGACAACACTAAAAACATAACAAGTCACATTTGGAAAGAATAGGAGAAAAAATGAGATTATCACCAAACTTTACACTTAAAGAGCTGACTCGTAGTGAAACAGCAACGAGAAAAGGGATCAATAATAATCCTAGTGAGGACAATATTGAAAACTTACAGCGTTTATGTGAGAACATACTTCAACCAGTACGTGACCATTTTAAAAAAGTGGTTTCTGTATCTAGTGGGTTTCGTAGTCCTGAACTTTGCATAGCCATAGGCTCAAGCGTAAATTCACAGCACGCTCACGGCCAGGCGGCCGATTTCGAAATCTATGGAGTGAGTAACAAAGTCTTAGCAGATTACATTGTTAAGAACTTGGATTTTGACCAGTGTATCTTGGAATTCTGGAACAAAGAGGAACCGAATAGCGGTTGGGTTCATTGTTCATTTAAGAATACCGAAGATAATAGGAAAGAATACCTACGAGCTCAAAGAGGTGCAGACGGTAAAGGCGTTGCATACACAAAAGAGTATGTAAAAGAAGACGGTCCGACACAAGAAGATGTTATTGAATCAATGATGTAGGAGCTTGACATTTTACGAATATAATGTTATATTGGAGTTATTATGAAGAAATTTAAATTTATTGAACAAGACCATAACAAGTTACCTATTACAAAGGGAAAGAATGTTAACGGTTTTAGATTTTATGATATAGACGGACAGGCTTTCCCTAGCGTAACCTCTGTCTTATCAATTGGTAAAAAAGAAGGCCTACAGAAATGGCGAGAGAGTGTCGGCGAAGGCGCTGCTAATTGGGAAATGGGCAGAGCTGCTAGACGAGGTAAGGCTACACACACTTTAGTTGAACAATATCTAAAAGGCGAAACACCTAGTGAGAGATCAGTATTACCATTAGGCCTATTTAAGTTATTAAAACCTTACGTAGACCAGATTGATAATGTTAGAATGTTGGAAACCATTATGTATTCCAAACAACTCACACTTGCAGGCCAAGTAGATTGCATAGCAGATTACAACGGTAAATTATCCGTTATTGACTTCAAAACAGCAAACAAGGCAAGAGAAGAAAGTTGGATAGACAACTATTTCTTACAAACCACTGCCTATTCCATAATGTACGAAGAAACATTTGGTCAAAAGATAGATCAAATTGTCATACTCTTAGCGAGTGAAGATGGCTCAGCACAATCTTTTGTAAAGAAAACGGAAGATTATAAGGCGCCATTGAAGAAAGCTATAGAGGACTTTTATAAATATTATGAAGAAGCTAATAAGAGTCAAAAGTAAATAAACACCACTTTCGACCCTTAAAAGAAAGGGTTAAATGAAACAACTAATAGTGTTATTGAGTTTATTTTTTATGACCATTGCAGTTGCAGACCACGAATACAGCAGAGAGCCAGTTTACGCACAAGAGCTACCAGCACTTTGTAGTACGCCAAAAGGAATGCAAGAGTACCTATCTCATATGGGATTATATCCGATTAATATAAGTTTAGGTAGAGAAAAGATGGTCAAAGAGGGTTATCCTGTTTTTATGATTACTCAATACGAAAACAAAGAACAAACAGAGGCGGCTGCTGTCATAGATATACCTAGTGGTAGTCAGACTTGTCTTATGTACCACACTTTTGATTTATCTAATGTTGATGTAACTACTGAACAATAATTTTTATGAAGTTTTATGATGATATATTTGACCAGCGATTTTTATTTGAACTAGTTTATAAATTAAAATACAATGCTTGGTATGCAGACAATGTGGCCAATCGTAAAACTTTTCCCTATGGTGATAAGGGTACTCATCAATTTTTAGGTCAGAAATATTTTATTAGAGAGAATGACGATCAAATAATATACAATGACAATAAACAATTAAGTAATATACTAATTGATTGTTATTGGGCAATTCAAAGATTTACAGGCTCTAATTTAAGATTAGCAGAGATATTTTCAAATCTACAATACAAAGGTATGGACGGTACTTTTCATAAAGACGGTTCAGATAATCAAAAAGTTTACATACTAATGTTATCAGATGAAATACCAGATACATCAATCAAAGATGTAGGTGGTGAATTTATTAATGAAACTTTTGGTGAAGTGGTGCCTTTTAAGTTTGGTAGAGTAATAGAATTTAAGGCTTCAGATAGTCATAAAGGTATGTCATTTACGGAAGATAATATGCCTCGTATAAGTGTGAGATTTATGTCAATGTAGGTTGCCAAAAACAACTTAATAGTGTATAATGTAATTATGAATAGCAAAGAATTTAGTTTAATAATAGAACGAACAGCCAGAGAAAAGAGATTAAAATACATAGACGCAATAATATGGTATTGTGAAGAGAATGATATTGATACTGCTGGTGTTGGTAAATTAATTACAAAAGGTTTAAAAGATAAGATTTCACTAGAGGCACAAGACTTAAACTTGTTGAAGGAGAAGACAGCCAAACTTCCGTTATGAATGTAAAGTTTTTAAGAAACTTCGGTTATATAGAAAATAGGTTGCCAACAGACTTATTTAATAGTATAAAGAAAGAATGTTTTGATATACTAGAAGGCAACCCTAATGGTAATTTTAAAAGAAATACAGAATTAAGTGGTGAGGGTGTGCCTGACCATTATAATATGAAGATTAACAATGACGCTTTATTTAGAGTTGTTGCTGATATGGTAGGTCACGCTGAAAAAACAATTAAATATAGTGGTGCAATAAAAAACTTTACAAGACCTTGTCCATTGTGGTTCGATATACCTTGGATTAATTATAAGAAAAAAGGTGAGTTTATACCTAATCACATACACGACGGATTGTATAGTTATAATATATGGGTAAATATACCATATGATATAGAAGACGAATTAAAAACAGGTGATTATGCCTCTACGTTTGAGTTTACATTTAACTCAATAACAGGTCATTTAATTACCGACAGATTAAAAATTGATAAGACTTGGGAAGGCAAGATAATGTTATTTCCTGCTCTACTACAACATTGTGTATACCCATTTTATACAAGTGATGGTGTACGAATAAGTGTCGCAGGTAATGTACAATATAAAACATAATTATGTATGGTGGTTTTGATGTATATAAGATATATTTGGGTGTCAAATTACATTTTACCACGGATACATATGACTATATAAAATATGAAGGAAAGGTTAATTGTAAACTAGATACTTTCACTAAACGAAATGATAGGTATTTTTTTCACAAACTAAGCAAACAATATGCAGAAGCTGATATACTTGATTTCTTTGTTGCTAACTTTGCTACAGATAGCAAGGGATGGATTGGTAATCTTATACGAAATGATGGTAGAGAAGTTTACTTGGATTATAAGAAACGCAAAGAAGCCTTTGATTACTACTTTAGAAATGATTTGGTACGTATTAGTGATGAGCTTGTTCGCCACAATATTCGTTTTGATGATGTTTTCGTATGCAGTAATGGACAACATCCTAGACTTTTACGATTACTACTTCAAAAAAGAATATCGTTACAAACCACAATCGTGCTTGACTACTTCTTATCGTTTAGCAAGAATTGGAGTAAGGAAATTAAAGAACGCATTATTTGGCCTAAAATCGCACTTACGCTTACCAGACTAAAACCATTTACCAACTTTAACACTACAAGTTGTAAATTAATATTGAAGGAGACTTTTGTAAAATGACCTGGTCTAATGACGAAAAACAAATAGTAGAAAAGTTAAACAAAGAAGTTATACTTTTTGAAGCAGACAATCTAATATATGAGGGTAAAAACTATTCTAGTTATGACGCTCACAACACCTACTACACAGCAGAGATAAAGAAACGGAACTTTGAAAGTTACCACAAATATGCACAAGAGGGTTTAATACTTGAAAAAGCAAAGTATGATAAACTTATTGAAAAGGCAGACAAGGCTGGTACACAAGCATTGTATATAAATTTATTTACAGATGACAAAGTATGGATTTGGAACTTATCAGAATTAAAAGATAATGGTTATGATTTCAAATGGCAGAGTAAAAGAATGAACAAGGCGACCTTTCATAGTAAGTGGAACAAAGTAGAAAAAGAAGTCGCACTACTAGGCGAAGAAATACGATATGCTTGATACAATGTATTTAATTGGTAACGGTGAATCCAGAATAGGTTTTGATTTAGAATCTCTACGAGGCAAAGGTATAATAGTTGGTTGTAATGCCTTGTATAGAGATTTTAAACCAGATATACTAATCAGTGTTGATACACCTACAATTAGAGAAGTGATTGAGTCAGACTATGCACAAAATGGTGGCGAACTTTGGATAAGAATGTGGCCAGGCAAGGAGTGGGAAGAAATGGCAAAAGGTAAGAATATACACCACTTCAATAAGATATTTAAACCAAAAGATTTTGGCTGGGCTTCAGGTTCAAGTGGTGCATATATAGCGTTAAAGAATAATCCACAAGTCAAAGAAGTTTATATGTTAGGCCACGACATAGTAAGTAATACAAAAACATTAAACAACATTTACAAAGGCACAGATAATTATTTTCCAGTTGACTATGGTGCAAGAAGAAATATAAACTGGCGTAATCAATGGCGTCAATTGTTTGGTAAGTTTTCAGATGTACAATTCTATAAGGTAAATAAAAATACAGATGAGAAAACAAGTAAACAATTACCAGAGTGGAGAGGTATAAAGAACATAAAATATATTACATATGAGGATATGAAATGAAGAGAGTATTTTGTATAGGTAACGGTGAGAGTAGAAAAGGTTTTGATTTAGAAACATTAAGACCAAAAGGTAAAATATATGGCTGTAATGCCTTGTATAGAGATTTTACACCAGATGTTTTAATTGGTGTAGACCACGGTATAATGCACGAGATATATCATAGTGGCTATTGTAAAAAGAATGAAAGTTATTTTAGAAGTTGGACTAAACTAC